AATCACTAATAGTATGTAATTATTACATTTTATTTACAATGCTGTTTCTGTTGGTCTGTATCCATAATTATGAAATGCTGACTTATGGTGTCAAAATAACACATATTCCTTTCAATAATCATTTCTTTTACTATCTTTTCCCTGCTGAGAGGGTGGGGTAGATGTTCTCTTGTGAGATTCATGAACGCAGACTTATCATAAAGAGTGCATATGTTGGAGTTCAGTGCGTTCTTGACAAAAACCCCTTTTTCTGGAACGCATAATGTTATTGGGCACTTAAGAAATTGTGTGTCGCAAGAGAATTCATCAGGATTTACAACAAATGAATGAGAATGGATTTTATTTTTAAGGGCGTTTTCGGCCCCTTTTTTCCATCCTATATTTGAAGATAATTGAAGCATAAAATCCTGAGATATTTGTGCAAAACTTCGTCCGTTGTTGATCTGCTGTTCCAGGTTGCGAGCAATAGTGTTTTGTCTCGCCATAAATATGGAGAAATGATTACTGCATACAGGATTTACTGTAAAACCATTGACTGATTCGATATAACGGATATCCATTTTATAACGTTCTTTTATGATTACAGTATCATTTTGATTTTGCTGCACAATATAACGTAAAGATGCTAGCTCATTCTCAGGTAAGATACTTCCTGCTGTGAAGTTTAAAAATATAGGCATGTTTTTTCTGTAATACAAGTCGATTGTTTGTGATTTCGCGCTGTAGGTATATTATCATTCATATTTAACTTCCTAAAGTATGACCTCGTAGGGAGATAAATGCAATACTTAAAGGTAGATTGAAATGATAAATTAGCGCTTGGTAAATCCAGAATTTCATAAAGAGAGAGGTGGTGTTTTTTCATAGCGCTGAGATGTAAGTTGCAACATGTATTATATGCAAGAGAATAGGGAGTACTGGATACATTAACTCTATGTAATCCATTCAAGATATTAATGCAATTGAAATAAATAAGAAACTCTAACTCTCTCCCCTCCCAGGAGAAATCCACCAATCTGCCCTTCCATTACCTGCTGACGCATCTCCGCCATCTCATTCGCGAATGAAGTCGATGATATATATGATACTAATCCAGGCATTACCATATTCCTTCATACAGATAAATATTTCCTCTGGGCTTCATAACAAACATCTCCCTGACATGACAACAAAAACCGGAGCCGGACTCCGGTTTTTGTGAATCCGTCGGCTATTTCATCCCGCCAATATTTCCCCGTCAGCACGCCAGATTTGCAGCGGCCTCACCACTCACTGTATATGCTTTTTAGCTGCATCCAGTACACCAATTACCACATCCTTATACCCTGAACATCTGTAGCATTTCATATAAGCAACTGGCAGTTAACATATAGCTTGGGTAATATTTATTTCACTTATCCTTTATGACAAAGTTTCCTTTGGTTTGGTCATAAATACATTGTTCTTGACTTACAATCATTGATGACGTTATTGGTTCTCGTGTTAGCGGGTGCTTCCCACCGTCGCGAACCAAATGAGAAAAAGAAACCGAATCAAATAAGGTACAAACCAAAGAACCTTCTGAATTTTTAACAAACACACCTTCTTCTGGTTTATCCAGTATAATTGGGCATCGAACCGCCTCGGATGGACACTGAAGGCTCTCCGTATTAACAGAAAACTTACATTGTGATATTTTCCCCTCAATATCACCATGTGATTGTGTGTTACCTGAACCTGAAACCATTCTTAACATTATATCCCTGAGCGCTTCAGGACCACCATTAAGCCCTGTAAGTAATAATCCAGAAAGCAAACTGTTATTGCCCCCACTCGCCAGAAAGCGACCATCCGTTTCACTATATGTGATACGGACCGTCTGCCCGCCTACTGTAATTTCTCCACCGCCACTGGCGGCCATTTGAGCACGAAGAACCTGCATTCCGGTGGAAAATGAATTGGATGCAATAGCTGATGTTAACGGCATGACAAAACTCCCTATTTAAATATTCATTCCAAACACAGGGAGTCATAACAAACAGCCCCCATACATGACAACAAAAACCGGAGCCGGACTCCGGTTTTTGTGAAGCTGTCGGGCTATTTCATCCCGCCAATATTTTCCCACGTCCCGTCAGCACGCAGGATTTGCAGCGGTCTTACCACGCACTGTATCTGCTTTTTATCCGCATCCAGTATCACCACCTGCGTGATTACCCTGTCCTGCTCCGGGATAATACCATTCTCATCGGACTCCAGAATGTCTGCCGGTCCCAGTCGCAGCTGTGCTGTAAGTAACTCCCCGTTTTCACGGTCATCATGCTTTCCGCAACCGCACAGACGCTGCATAATTTTTTTTAATATGTTCATGTCATTCTCCTGTTCTGCCTGTATCACTGCCCACTTCATCCAGCCCCTTAACATCCTGCCACGGCCCGTCACCAAACCTGACCTGCAAATGCTGAAAAAAACCCTGAACCCGTGTGGCATCTTTGGGGTCAAGAAAGGTCAGTCCGGTGATGAGTGCGCCATCTGTATCCGGGAACCAGCCATTGCTGTTTGTCTCAATAATGTTTCCCGGCCCCAGACGGAACCGTATTTGTGTCTCCCCCGGGTCGCCCTTCGGTCCCTGAGGTCCGGTTGCCCCCACCGGGCCAGCCGCACCTGTTTCTCCTTTCGGTCCCTGTGGGCCTGCCGGGCCTGCCGGGCCTGCCGGACCAGCATCACCTGCCGGCCCCCTTTCACCGGTTGCCCCTGCCGGACCGGTGTCTCCACGCTCTCCTTTATCTCCCTTCGGCCCCTGAGGACCCGCGGGACCGGTTCCCCCTTTGGCCCGGGAGGCCCCACCACCGTGGGGATTCGGTTTACGGCCTCTTCCGCCGCTATCCTGCTTTGTTCCGCTGACTGTGCGCTTTCTGCTGACTCCCGGGCTTTTTCTGTTGCGGTCGTTGCATCCCTGGCTGCATTACCGGCTGCACTTTCTGCCGTCTTTTTTGACAACTCAGCATCTGCTGCACTTTGTGATGACTCACTGGCTTTTTGAGCGGCCGCAGAGGCCGAGGACGAGGACGCCTCCTCTGACTGCTTTGCAGCGGCTGCACTTTCTGCCGCCTGCCGGGCTGACTCCGATGCATCCCCTGCTGAAGTGTCAGCATTTGCCGCGTTCTCTTCTGCCTGACTGGCTGATATGCCGGCATTCCTCGCTGATGTCTCCGCCTCTCCGGCATTCTTCTTCGCCTCCTCAGCGTGACGCGCCGCTTCTTCCACCATCAGTTCAAAACGACGCAGTGCCTCCGGCCGGACGTCATCCTCCGACATGGCACCGAGAAAATCATTCAGCGTCCCCGGTTGAGAATCTTCATACACGGTGATGGTCCCGGCATGTGACGGCGGGAACCCTTCCACCAACAGAATAACGCTGTACTGACCGTACTCAACGTCCATGCTGTAACGACCGGCTTCATCCGGATTTTCAGAGGCCACCGTGTTCACCACCACCGTGGCGCTGTTACGTCTGGCTTTCAGTTGAATGGTGCAGTTCTCTACCGGTTTTCCTGTGCCGTCTTTCAGTACACCTGAAATCTTTACTGCCATATTCACCCCACAAAAAAGCCCGCCTGAACCGGCGGGCTGTCATAACACTGTGTTACCTGGCTAATCAGAACTTATAACCGACACCCACGATGAAACCGTCAGTGCGCCAGTCGCCACTGCCGGAGCCTTCATAAGCAATATCAATGGCCACGGATTCGGTCGGGTTAAACTGCACGCCAGCTCCCCACGCCAGAGACGTGTTGCTGTGGCGACCGTCATCACTTCCGGTCAGCACATCATGCGTTTTCCCCTTGTTGTCGGTCACCTGCAGATAATCTCCGGAGAAAGTCGACACACGGCTGTAAGACACACCCGCCATCGCATACGCGCTGAACAATTCATTCACGCGCACAGACGGCCCCGCCATCACGCTGAACCAGCGGTTACGCACGGAATCTTCATGCCAGCGGGTATCGCTGTAACGGGTAAGCTGGCGATTCTTGTCTCCTGCATAGCTGAATGACGTCACCATCCCCAGTGTGTCCGTAAACTCATAACGGTATTTCACGTTAATCCCGTTAAGATTATCGCTACCGGGAGCGCTCGTCCGGGCATGAAGATACCCCGCGCTCAGCGTGGCCTGCTGCTCAGACGCCCATGCAGGCGCGCCGGATACGGCCAGACAGATGGCTGTGGACAAAATGGCGGCATAAAGTTTACGCATAATTACCTCTCGCTTTTCTGCAATAAAAAAGGCGCCATTTCTGGCGCCCGTATATGGGTTATAAAATTCAGCTGATACTGATGCCTGCGGTGGCTTTCTTCATCACCACAACCAGCAAATCGCTGATACTTGCTGTGGGATACCAGTTATTACCAGCCATGCTGACACCGAAAACTCCAGCGTCATGTGACCGTGACCGGCAGGCATATCAATAACGCCACTGTAAATCAGCGTATTATCCAGCGCGGTACGGTTATAAATTTCAGCACCGTTTTTCCGCACTATCAGACGGCATGAGGAGTAAATATCAGTATGCTCTCTCTCATGTTTAGCGCCGCTGAATGCCACCGCCGGAATAACAATCTGCCGGTCAAACGGCTGATCGTCATAAACCCTGACGGTAATGGTCCCTGATGGCCACCGCTCCGGTGCACGGGAGTCCCGGGGAAAAGCCTTACCCACTGTTTTAACGAGATCGCCTTCAATCTGGTTCGCGGACAGTTTCCCCAGAACCCGACAGTTCTCATTAATCGTGACATTGTTGAGCGTCCCGGAGTTCGCATTCACACTGCCACTGATATCCGCATTTTTTAGCGGTCAGCTTTCCGTCTGATGTCAGGGAAAATGCCGGAGGATTGCCGCCACTGGTAATGGTGGGAGCCGTCAGATATTTCAGGAACACTTCATTCATGAATATCTGATCGCCCTGACCAACAAACATCGGCTTTGTGTTGCCATTCGCAGGATTAATCATCGCAATCCTGTCTGCCGCCAGCAGCACCTGACTCTGCATGCCGTCAGAGGTGTTCTCAATACCGGCACCGATACCCGCAATATAAAGGCGTCCGTCCTGCATCTGCTGCAGCTTCACTGCCCACATGCTGTTCAGGTTATTATTTGTATCAACCTGAACCTTCTGTATCTGCTGGATCGCTGCACTCTGGTCTTCCAGTTTCTTATCGACGGTCTGCGTGATTTCATTACTGACATCCGTGATGGACGTTCTGATTTCCGCCAGGTCAGGCGCAAGCTGACCGTTATCAATCTGAGTCCACGACTCCTGAGCCAGATGGGTTTTCCCTATCTCTCCTTTGAAAAATCCAGATAGCCGGATGCATCATCACTCGGCTGGCCAACAGCCTCCACAAATGCCGATTTGCCAACGGTGTTCACACTGCGGATATAAAAGTAATAATCATGGCCCGGTTTGATATTGATACTGGCGGCTATCCAGTACAGCCCCGTGCCAAGGTAGCGGGCTGTGGTTTCAACCTGCCTGATATCGGTAATCCGCGTTTCCGAAAACCAGAACTCAAACTGTACCGTCGGGTCATACACCGCAAGACGCGGGACCGCTGTTATCTGAAAATAGCCCGGTGTCAGCTCAATCTGTGACGGCGCTGCCGGTGCGGCAATCCGGAACGATACCGACGCCGGATCGCCCTGCTGCCCCCACGCATTTACCGCCCGGACTGTCAGCCTGTAGTTCCCCGGCGCCAGTTGCGTGAAGCGGTATGTGGTTTCCGTCGTCCGGGCCGTGCTGACCAGCCGCTCACTGCCGTCATCCGCGACCACGGTCAGGCGAAGCATAAAGCTCACGCCCTTCACCACCTTCGGCGTGTCCCATTTCGCCTGCGCCAGATACTGACCGTCAGCTGCGCTCACCTCCACCGTCAGGTGCTGCACTGCCGGAGGGATGACGCTGTTCAGGGTGCCTGACTGCGGCTCAAAGCTGGCCCCGTTATCCACGATGGCTTCTTTTTCCGGTACGTGCTGCACCGCCGTGATGGCAAAGGTGCCGTCCGTGTTTTCCCGGATGGAGACACAGCGGAACAGGCGACGACGCAGTG